AAACAAGTCTGAGGGGCTGACCTTTGCGCTGACGGGCATAAGGAGATCAAGATAGTCAATACAAAGAAAATCAATCTTTGCACCAGTCTTAATCTCATACTCTTTACAATATGCTCGTAAGTCATTTACTGTACTCTGTGCCGGCAAATACTTGATTTGTAACTTACCAGCTTTCTTTGCCAACATTCTGACTTTCATTTCAATGTCATCAATACTTTTAAAAATATCCCGACTGCTAGTTTCTGTCATCATGCTATCTATACGCATTGAACACAAACCCTCACTGAGTTCTAACGACACATAGATACCATTCAATCCTGCTTGACTCCAGTTGACGGCAAGATTTTGCATAAACAAACTCTTACCTGATCCTGAGCCGCCTGCAAAGATTTGTAATTCACCACGATTAAATCCACCATATAGCTTACTGTCAACTGTAGACCAACCTGTACTGATTTGTCCATTGTTGCTTTTTAGTGCCATCAATCTACTACGTGGGTCAGAAAAGTAATCAGTGCCCATGTCTTTTGTGATACTAATTTGCACTGCGTCTTTTACAAGTTTTTCAACAGGATCGTAGTTGCCCTTTTCTAGTAGATCGGCTGCTTTTAATATTGCACGTTCTAGTTCTTGCCTGCGTGTGAATTTTTCAAATTCATCTAAGAACCATTCATAATGACCTTGTTGCAAATCAGTTATAGTTTCTAAGTCTACTCCACACGTTGCTAACACTTGATCAGGTTCAGGTAACACATTATATTTTTCAGAGTGTTCCGAAAAAAACTTTGCAATAGGCCTTAGTGACTTATCAAAGTTTTCAGCATTCATGATGTTACTAACTCTTGTGTATAACTCACCATTAGTGATCATCATACGCAAGAAAAGTTTCTGAACATCTATGTTATAATCAGTTACCAATTCGTTTCCTCATCATTTCTATTTTTATTTTGCTTGTAGTTGCACTCTGTATTATACTTAATAAAGTAGCTAGTTTTCCATATTTTATTACGGCATCATTAACGTCTTTAACGTCACTGTCCCAGTTAGGCAAACTTACTTTGTATCCTACTTCCAACGCCCGTTCACAAGTTTCTAATCCTGTTTTATCTCTGTCAGGAACAAAGATAACTTCTTTGTTTAATTGTCTAATAAAACGTACTTGATCATCGTTAATTGTGTTGTGAGTTAGTGCTAACCCATCAATGGCTAATGCGTCAAAAATGCCTTCCATCAATAATACAATTTCCCAATCACTCTTTTGATTATCATACCCAAACACATAACCAGGTTGCTGATCATTGATATATTTGGGAGTTCTGTCATCTAAGAATCTACTTGTGTGTCCTACTATTTCACCATTATAATAATAGGGGATAATAATTCTATTTGCATTTCTACCCTCATCAAATGGTGCTACATAAAACTCACGTTTTTTAAAATCAATTTTTCTTTTAATTAGATAATCAATGTATTTTTTATGGTCCTGATTACTTTCATCAAGTAGTTCACTATCAGGTAATTGCTTGATTTTAAAATCTAATGGTTTTTCTTTTTTGAATTTTTGTGTAAAGTCAAGAAGGTCTTTGTTTTGCAAACTCTCAATGTTCCATCTTTGAATTTGTACTTCGTCAACACCACACCATTTCAACAACTCACGTGTTCGGTTTGTGATGCTACGACCTAATTCATAATGACAACTAAATGAACAATTGAAGCAGTTATATGTCCAATTAGTTCCATCAAACTTTATGCCTCCCCTTTGCCTTCTATCAGCTTTGTGCCCACGCTTATCACAGCATATAGCATTGAAACTATACCAGCCACTTTGGGTTAACTTTTTTTTGTTTGGAATTATTGATAGGATATCAAACATACTATGAGTGTAGCATAATATGTATCAAAAATACAATAGATTGGTATTTTATCTTGCTAAAATATGTTCTATATTTCCACCAGTTGAGGTAAACTGTAACTGTATATATGGGTGGAAACCAGTAATAGTTGTTCCCAATGTATTGGTCTCTGCGGTGAAATTTCCTAATGCTTCTATAGTATACCAATCAGTGTCAACATTAGTAGAACCTAATACATTGATGTTTCCTGAGTAATTACTTAATTTTGTTTGTAATGTAATTTTACTAGAACCATTTAATCCTAACACGCTACTGTAATATGTAGTACCAGAATTAGATATTTCTCCATGACTAGGTATAGTAACATTAGTGCTAGGAACATGTTTAGGAAGTATGCCCTCCATAATTTGACATACGCCCCTAGCATCTGCTTCGCTATTTGTAAAGATAGGCAGAACTAAATTACCCTCAACAATGTCCAAACTAAAGCTACCGATTTGAGCATCTATCTGCATCAATTCGGCTTGTGTTACGGTTAGATTGGCTAGTCCTTTTAGTGCTAGTGTAGCATTTACAGTTTTTTGTATATCTACGCTAGTACCTTCTGAATTAATAAATCGGAACGTGATTTGCTTCCCAGTCAAGTCAACGGGCTTCTGCTCTTGGTTCAAGAATTGAAATTGAATTCTGTTATCAACTCCCTTGTTTAGGGTTAAATTTTTTGAGTACACGATCTGATATCTCCTAGGTGAGTCCCCTTCAAATAGAACAACTTGATATTTTGGTGTATAGTTGTAAACGCTTGTTGAGTACACTTTTAAAGTCCTTTTCTTTATTTAGTCATATAAATATGCTATAAGGTTAATAAATATTTTGGATAAAATATACGATAAATATTCCAAGAATTACAACAAAATGCACAACGAATTTTTTAAAAAACTATCTGAAAATCATCCCTTTATCACAGTATGCTCTTACTCAGGGCAGGACTATGTAGGAATCATACAAAATCGTGACGATATTGTAACCACAATATACGACTACGGAGCAATAGTCCATAACGAAATGCGAGAACGTTTCTTAGAACTTGGGGAAGTATGGTGGTGGGAAAGTAACAGACTTATTCCTATAAATATGTTTCTTAAAGAAGAATGGCTACCATTTAAACTCTATTTGAGGACCTTTAACAACAAAAGCCTAGAAATAATACATGGTCCTGTTTGCAGCATGAGCGATTTGCATAAGAAGAAAACAAAACGCAGAAGCATTACACTAGTTCAACGTATGCCCTGATTTGCAAGCAAGTTCATGTGTACGACCACCAAATGTGCATACGCAACACTATGACTTTTCTTAAAACTATACCCGTCATCAGTTTTATCCCAAACAGTTTTAGATACCTCAGACCAACTTTTCCCTAATAAATGTTTTTTAGCAGGTCTAATACAAGCCAAAAACATTGCAAGTCTAGGAATGCTATCTACAGGCTCCGGCATTTTTTGTAGATTATTGTAATGATTTCCCAAATGCACCAACTGTTCTACAACCTCTTTTTTGTTTAATAGACTCCAATTAGGTTCCCGCATTAAGTCAATAAGCTCGGTCTCTGATTTTATTTGATCATAAACATGTACATTAAGAAGGTCTAGTTTAAGGTACCCGCGATCTTCTGCTTCAGTATAATCAATATTGGCCATATCATTGAATGAATCATATGGAATTTCAGTTACATAGACCCCTGTATTATGCTTCTTTATAGGAGATACATTGCGCATAGCCGCAGCTATATGTTTAATGTGCTGCAAAACTAAATCTCTATTACCAAAGTCAATATCAATGTCAAAGTTCATTTAAGCAAAAACCCTTTATCCATTAACTTCTTATATGCATCTTGCACGACCAATGCCTGATGCTCTGCATCTTCTACTGCTTTGTGTGTGGTTTTACTACTATACTTTTTGTCTTTAAGACTAACACCTGCAATTTCAAATAATGTTCTGGTATCACGCACTGTATAAAAAGGCCAAGGTATAGGGTTAGGTCTATCTGTCAATGTTTGACGCATTGCAGTTTCCATTGCAACAACATCAAATGGTGCGCCATGACTCCACACTGCACGGCGATTCCAACAAAATTTATAAAGTTGTTCCATACAATCTTTTAGTGATTCT